CATTAGTCGGGTCGCCAGCATATTTTTCTGGATTTAGCGGTTTGTAAAATCTCTTGTGGAACATAGCATAAATAGTTACTAGTAGTTTTATTTATTCAAACCCTACGGAATTAAAATGACAATAGAAGCCTTAATTCTCGAACAGCAAGATCTAATACAGAGTATCACCGAAAATAGACAGAATCTTGCTAATGCCATAACAGCTGGAAATCAACAACAGATAACCCAGTACAAAAATCTTCTCGCCCAGCAGCAAGAAGAATATCAGGGTATTTCTAACCAGGTTAATGAATCTAGAACTAACGCATCCACCACAATTGAAGATTTACAAGCATTAACATACCCCGAATCATTTGGAGGACTGGACACTTCTGGTATTTCTATACCAAACGAACAGGATTCAAAATATAGTATACGGGATTACCAGTATCCAAATGATCTGATATCTAACAAAGCATATGGCGGTAACTACGCTATGTTTTATATTAACGTAGCTGTTGATTCTAAACTTGCGTCTAACAATAAAGATACAGACTTTATCGACGACTTTGATCAAACGACTCGCCGTAGGGGTTCTATTGTAGCAAACAATTTAAGTTTTAATGAAGTCGCAGGTGTTGCATCTGGTATTGGTGCTGTTAAAGGTGCGCTTGGTGGTGGTTTACTGGGTGGGAACTTTCTTGGAGCATTGGCAGGAGGTGGTGTAGCGGGAGCAGCAAACGCAGTTGGATTTGGAATTGTTGCTGCCGCAGGGATGAAAGGTACCAGAGCCCAGAAAAGATTGAAAACCGCTATAGCACTGCACATTCCAAATCAGTTACAAACACGCTATGGTGTAACATATAGCGAGGAAGATACATTTGAGTTTGCCGCAGCTTCAGAAATTGCGAAAGCATTAAGAAGTGAAAATAAGGTAGATGCTGCTAAGGCAGCTGCTTTAGAAACTGGTGCTTCTTTAGCCCTACAAAAAGTAGCACAGGCTGGTGCTGTTTCTGCCGCTACTGGTTTAGCGCCAAACCCGAAGAAAGAACAAGTATTTAAAGGTGTTGATTTCAGAACATTTACATTCGAGTATCAATTCTTCCCAAGAAATGAAGATGAAGCCAAGAATGTTCAAAATATTATAAAACAATTTAAGTTTCACATGCATCCAGAGTATAAAGGAAGCGGTGAATTTATTTTTGTTTATCCTTCTGAGTTTGACATTGTTTATTACACCAATGGACAGGAAAACGAAAACCTTCATCGACACACATCTTGTGTTCTTACCGAGATGAGTGTTAACTATACACCTAACGGTGCATTTAATACATTTGCCCAGTCAAGAACAGGTGGAGGTATGCCGACGCAGGTTAATATTCAGTTAACATTTAGAGAACTCCAGATTCTCACCAAAGAACTTGTTGAGGAGGGTCTATAATGTATTTCAAAGATTTTCCAACATTTTTCTATGAGTTTGTTATAAATGGAGAGAAGTCATTAACAGCGGTTAAAGATATTACAAGAAACATAAGATTTCGTAGAGATATTCTAGCCAATGTAACTGTTTATGATGAATATGATATTCAGGATGGAGATACCCCAGAAATAATTTCTGAGAAAGTTTATGGTACTCCACAATACCACTGGGTAGTTATGTTAATGAATGAAAATTATGATTATATTAACGATTTCCCTCTCTCAGAATTAGAGTTAGAGCAGTATGTTTACCAGAAGTATGGTAACTATACTGAAAATATGAACGACGATCTGCGCGAGGCAGAAAATATACTTGCAAAATTTACCATTCATCATTATGAACGATCAGATGGTTTAGTTCTTTTTGACCCCAGTCAATTTCCAAAAATTTCTTATGAAGTTAAATTTAAGAAAGAAGATAACTCTGGAGTTTTACTTGATGAATTCGGCAGACAGTTAGTAGCTGAGAATTCTGTTGAGGATGTTGTAGATCCACCACAGGTTACTGATAACGATCTTCGTTATCCAGTTACAAACTGGGATTATGAGAGGGGCATCAATGAATCTAAACGAAGAATTAAACTTCTTCCAAAAGAACTATTGAATAAAGTTTTACAAGAATTTGAAGAACTGTTATAATGTTAAAAGATGAAGTAATTACGTTTGCTGGTGACGTCTCTATTAGAAAAGCAGAGATAGTATCACAAAACGGAACATACCACAATATAATCCCGCAGATAATTAATGTGCAGATCTATGAAGATTTGTTCAGTCCATTTATCACGGGTAGTATAATTGTCCGTGAATCTCTAGATTTTGCAAACTTGTTTCCTTTGGTTGGGGAAGAAATCGTCAATTTAGAGATAGCGACACCTTCTCTAGGTAAAAAATTAAAAGGTCAATTCTTCATTTATAAAATGTCTGACCGTGATACATTGGGCGATAAAAGCGTCGTTTTTCAACTGCATATTATTTCTAGAGAGTCAGTAATTGATCTTAATAAGAAAATAAGCAAACCATTTTCTGGAAAAGTTTCAGAAATCGCTACACAAATATTAAATGAACCTACCGTTGGTTTAGAGACTGATAAAAATGTTATAGTTGAACCTACATCCAATTCAACAAAATACGTATCAAATTTTTGGAGCCCTGTTCAAAATCTAAACTATTTGTGTTCTAATGCACTTAATAGAAATAAATCTCCAACATATTTGTTTTTTGAAAACAGAGAAGGGTTGAACTTTTTATCCCTAGATACTTTATACACGCCAGAAATATTACAAACTTTTGTTAATGACAAATATGCAAGAGACAACCAGCGTGGTGGTGGCGGAAGCATTAAGAATATTGATGAGGATTTTAAACGTATACAACAGATAAGAATTCCGCAAACCTTTGACTATATGGATAGAATTAGTAGTGGTATGCAAGCATCCAACTTAATTTTGTATGACTTTACTAAAAAACAATATTCTGTGAAAACATTCGATATGTTAAAGGGTTATGATGAAAATAAACATATGAACTTCTACCCTGTTATATCCAACAATCAAACTAGACGAGCAGATTCTACTATACTAAGATCCTTTAGATATTATGCAAATTTTAGTGGCTATGGTGATGTTACAAACAATAACTCTATACAGAAAAGAATTTCTCTTCTCAAGCAAGCAGAAAGTTTTAAGGTAGAAATCGTTGTTCCTGGAAGATGGGATTATACAGTTGGCAAGAAAGTCAATTTGCAATTAACAAGAATAGAACCATTGGCTAAAGAAGATATAGATACAAAAGATAAACTATATTCTGGCACCTATCTTATAGCTGCCATAAATCATTATGTGAGTAAAGAAAAGCATGAATGTAATATTGAGTTAATTAGAGAATCATTAAACTTAAACTTGAATAAAAAATCAAAATGAAATTATACACAGGTATAGTTGAGAACAGAATTGATCCGTTAAGTCTTGGACGTTGCCAAGTAAGAATAGTTGGCGTTCATACACACGACAAAAATCAATTGCCAACAGATGATCTTCCATGGTCATATCCAATGCAGCCAGTTACTTCTGCTGCTATGAACGGTATCGGTCACACACCAATCGGTCCAGTCGAAGGAACATCAGTTATTGTATTTTTTGCTGATGAAGATATGCAACAGCCAATTATGCTTGGTACGTTGGGTGGTATTTCTACTCCTCCAGGTGTTATTGAGATAGATGGTAATGCACCGTTAACTGGATCTACAAAATTATCTAACTTAAAACTAAGAACTATTCCTGGACCAGTTAGTGGTAATAAACTAACATTTTATGATCCTGAGTTTGGAAAAACTGATTTAACAAAAGATTTAAAAGCCAACATGAAAGTGTTTGGTCATGATATTACTAAAGAGACATTTATTGTTTCTATTAATAGCGGAACTGAAATTACAATTAGCAGTATAGTATCTAATTACACTGAAAATATAATTTCTTTCGAAGCAGTTCCTAGCAATCTAGATGCAGTTAGAGAAAGCGTAGCTCAAACTGGTGTATTAGTTGACGGTTCTGGTAACCCTGTTGTTTCTGGTAGCGGAACACCGATAACAACTGGTTCCTCGGATACAGCAAATTCTGCTGCGTCGTCAAATTCTTCAATACCAACTGTTCCTCCACCAAAATCATCCCCGCAGCCAGCAAAGTCTACTGAAGGTATTAAGGCACTTATTGCAGCTTGTGATAAAGTTGGTTTGACGACTAAAGAACAGAAGTGCGCATTGCTTGGTATTGCTGGTGGTGAATCTCGATGGATTCCACAGTTGGAGAGTTTTAATTATAGCGAGGCACGACTCAAACAGGTTTATTCTTTTGCAACTGATGAAGATGTGCAAAAGTATGGCAATGCCACTAAGAAGGGTGTGACGAGAGAAGAGTTTTTCTCATGGGCATACGGTCCAACCAAACGTGGTAAGAACTTCCTTGGTAACAAAACAGATGCTGATGGCGGTAAGTATTTTGGTCGTGGATTCATTCAGTTAACTGGTCGTGCTAATTATGAGAAGTATCAGAAACTTGCTAATCAAACTGGATTGAATATTGACATTGTTAACAATCCAGATTCTCTTGATGCTGATATAAATGTTTCTGCTTTGGTTGCAGCTCTGTATATCAAAGATCGAGTTAAAGGTGTATCGCCAAATGATCACCCAAGTTTTTTCTTAGCTGCTAAAAAAGCAGTTGGTGTCAATACTCCAGATATAGCAGCTATTAAACAAAACTACTATGAGTACTTTTACGGTTTACCTGGAACTGGCAGCGAAGAAAAAGATGCTGGTCCACCAACTCCACAACCACCACAAGATGGAGATTCTACTACTCCAAAACCATCTCAAGAAAGTTTAAACTCTGGTGCTGCTCTTTATGGATTTAGAGATCCAAACAGCAAGTACCCATTAAGTGAATATATGGGAGAGCCAGATACAAACAGATTAGCTCGTGGTGTTATTGAGGGTACAATTGTTAAGAAGAAAGATAATACTAGAGTTAAACAAATTCCTAAGGCATTAGGTCAAGGAAACTGGGATCAACCAGAAGCACCATTCGGTGCAAAGTATCCATATAATAAAGTATTCGAAACAGAATCTGGGCATGTACAAGAGTTTGATGATACGCCAGGACAAGAGCGTATTCATACTTTCCATAGATCTGGAACATTTCAAGAAGTAGATCCTAATGGCACGCAGGTAAATTATATCGTTGGTGATAACTTTGTTGTTATGGAGCGCAATGGTTGTATTAGTGTTAAGGGTGAGTGTAATTTGACTGTTGAGGGAAACGCGAATATCTACGTCAGAACAGATGCTAATATTGCAGTTGAGAATAACGCAACAGTTGAAGTTAGAAATAACTTATCGATAGGTGTTGCCACGGATACAACTTTAGCAGTTGGCGGTGACATGAAGATGAAGATCGTTGGTGATCTTGATATACAAGCAGCTAATATTAGAGTCAAGTCAGAAGGAGATTACGATTCTCAAGCGACAGGTGGCATTAGCGTAAAAGGTGCAACTACAAACATTGAAGCGGAAGGCGAGTCAAATTATCTTTCTGGCGGTTCAACAAATATGGACTACTCAGTTGGTAACTTTGGTAATGGTGCTTCTGGTGCTAATGATGTTGAGGCTATCGAATTACCAGCGCCAGCACTTGGTGATCCTATTAATCCTATAGTTCCGTTCTTAATACCACCAGAGCGCGAGTTCGAAGAAAGAACAGTAGTTGAAACTCCTGATGACTTAGAAACACCAGAGGGAAGAGCAAAGCAGGCAGAAGATCAACGTAAAACTGGAGTTGTTGGAGCTCCTGCGCCAGAAGCATCAGAATCTGCTCCAGCACCAAAAGGTGGTGCCACAACAAAAACTTCAGTAGACTGTTCTATAATTTTTAGCACCAAATCATTTACTAATGATTACCGTCTGTCTAAAAACTTTACATTAGGTATGTTGATTGACGGTGGAGTTGGCGGTAAACATAAACTCGTAGATCAGCAACTTAAAGAAAATAAAGAATCTGCTGAACGAACATTTACTACACAGGAAATTGTTTGTAATTTAGCAAATACTGTACAAAATATACTTGAGCCAGCACTGGAAATTTTACCAGGTGGAATTGGTGGGTACAAAAAACAGTGGAAAATTAATTCTGGGTATCGTCTAAAGGGAGTTGTTCCATTTGAGTCGCCAACATCAGATCACTGTAAAGGTAGAGCGGTAGATATTGGACTAATACTCCCAGACAAGTATACTAAAACTTTTGAACTTATTCAACAAATGGAAAAAGTTTGCTCATATGATCAGTTGATTCTTGAATACCGCCATCCAGATTCTGTATGGATTCATGCTTCTTTTAATGCAAATGGTGGACGTAAAATGGCATTTACTATGGTAAACGATAAGACGTTTGATCGAACTAAATTCGTTTTAGTTTCTACAGTACCACCAAGAGCAGCATAATGGGTTGGGCAGTTTCTGGTCAAAACGAAGAGTCGCCCTCATCTTACTTGGGTGAACATCCAGAACTTCAAAACTTTTCTTATAGTATATCATATTATGAGGAAGCCGAAGCAGAGGCTCGTACTTACTATAATGTAAGGATAACTCCGCAGCAGCCGAATGGACCAACAGTTACATTTTCCAGTGGAAATCCTGGCGGGATTTCTGGTTATTACAAGGGAATCTTCAACGACTCTTTGACTACGCTTTCTAATGATTTGAAGTTGTCTACAGTTACAACTTTAGAAGCGCCAGAGGGTAGTGTTTGGACTAAGGTTGATAGAGCCAATTTGTTTCAGGTTATTTCGTTTACCCCAGATATGACTAGAGAAAGATTGTTGTCATATTTGGCTGAAGCATTAAATGTTAATAATACAGTTAGATCGTCTCAGATTTATACAATTTATGCCAGAGACAGAAACTGGACACCAGGACAACAATCACTTTTGGAGTTAGTATCGTATGCCAGCAGTTAGTAGATTAGGGGATATTTCCACAGGACACGGATGTTTCCCACCGACTCCTCTAGTAACGACTTCGGTGAGTAAAACTTTTTTCAATGGTATTTTGGCGTGTGTCGTTGGAAGCCAGCATTCTACTCACGTTTGTGGAATAGTCGTCCATCCTACCCCGTCTAGATCAGTTGCATCTGGAGCTGGCAAAACCTTTATAGAGGGCAATCCAGCCTCTAGAATAGGCGACCCAATATCCTGTGGAGACACTTGTGGACAAGGTTCTCCCAACTCTTTTATAGAAT